TTTATTTATTGCAAAGTATCCCGGTGCTTTAGGAAATAGTTTAAAAGTCCAAGTTATTGATTCTAATGGTTGGGCAGATTCCACAATCAATGAAACCTTTCTTGCACATTTTGATGGAGCACCTTCAACGTCTGCCGATGTTGCAGCTCATGGTGGTTCACAAGATGAGATGCACGTTATTGTAATTGATGAAGATGGTTTGTGGACAGGTGTACCGGGTGAAGTTTTAGAGAAATTTGCTTTTGTAAGTAAAGCTTCTGATGCAAAACGACATGATGGTTCAAGTAATTATATTAAAGATGTTTTGCGTAATGAATCACAATATGTATGGTTGGGTGATGTAACAGAATTAACAGACTTATCAGTTGCGGCAGGTACTGCAGCTGGTCAACCAAAATCTAGTGCAACATTTCAAACTTTTGATAGTGCAACTGCTGCTGAAGCTATTCTAGGTGGGTCTATGGGATGGGGTAATAATGGTGCTGCTGTTACCGTTGCTTCAAGAACTACAGCTAATGAAGGTTATCCATTATTTCAAGTACCAGAAGTTGTAGATGTAAATCTCATTATTGGTGGAGAAACAACTACTGCTATGAATTCTACATTGTCTGGAATGTGTGGACAAGGTGCTTCTGAAAGAAATGATGCGATGGTATTTTTATCACCTGGTTATACTGCAGCTGTTACTACGAAAACTAGCACAGCTATTGTTGCTGATAAAAACATAACTAACAACTACGTTGTTTATGATGGTGCTTGGAAATATCAATATTGTAGATATCGAGATAAGTTTTTCTGGATGCCTATGAATCCTGATACTGCTGGTATGGTAGCAAGAGCAGAATATACTCAGGATGCATGGTGGTCACCTGCTGGTATGGCTCGAGGACAAGTTAAGAATATTGTTAAATTGTCTTGGGAACCTACTAAAGCAGATCGTGATGAGTTATATAAAAAGAGTGTTAATCCTTATATTACACAAACGGGTGCTGGTATTATTCTTTGGGGAGATAAAACTGCTCAAGTAACACCAACTGCGTTTGATCGTATTAATGTACGACGCCTTTTTATCATACTTGAAAAAGCAATTTCGATAGCTGCTAAGGCAATGCTATTTGAGTTCAACGATACATTTACACGCGCACAATTTGTAAATATGGTTTCACCTTTTCTAAGAACTATACAAGGACGCCGTGGAATTACTGACTTTAAAGTAGTATGTGATGGTTCAAATAACCCAGGTAGTATAATTGATGCTAATCAATTTGTTGGTGATATTTACATTAAACCAGCACGTTCTATCAATTATATCCAGTTGAACTTTATTGCCGCACGAACTGATGTTTCTTTCTCAGAAATCGGTGGTTAATCTTATAAATACTATTAAATATTAAAGGAGTAATAAAATGCCAAGTATTAATGATTTTAGTTCAAGTTTTAGGGGTGGTGTAAGACCTAATTTATTTCAAGTGCATATGTTTCCTCAAGCTGCTGGTGGAAGTATGGGCAACTTTTCTTGGTTGTGTAAAGGAAGTTCTATGCCTGTTTCACAAGTAGGCAATATTGATGTACCATATCAAGGACGCCAACTTAAGGTTCCTGGTGATCGTACATTTGCTGATTGGACTGTAACCGTATTCAATGATCCGGAAATGTCTGTTCGTAGTAAGTTTGAGGGATGGATGCGAAATATTCAAGCACATGATAATAATTATCAACGAGTAAATTCCGATGAAGTTTATGGTGTTGCAATCGTGCAACAATTAGATCGAAAAGGGAATACGCTTCGTTCTTATACTATGAAAGATATTTATCCAACAGAAGTTGCAGCAATTGAATTGTCTTGGGATTCTAATGACCAAGTTGAAGAATATGCAGTTACATTTGCTGTTAATAGTTGGGAATCAAGTCATGGTGATAGTTCAGGTAGTTCTTCTGGTTCTAGTGTATGGGGTGGAGTCCAGATTAAAGACGGTGAAGTTGATGTTAACCTAGGCGGAATGATGAAAACCGCGTTGGGCAATATTAGCGGTGCTTTTAATAGCTAAAGATATGTAAGGGGATGAGTTTCTCATCCCCTTTTTATTATGAATTTTAAAAAGGAAAACATTTATGGCTTTTGAATTATTCGGTTTTGAAATAGAATCCAAGAAGGACAAAAAGAAAAAGACTAAAACTTTTGTAACACCCGAAAATTATGATGGCGCAACTCAGATTATTGATGGAGGAGGAATTCTTGGACATTATCTCAATACTGATTCAGACGCCAAAGATGAAAAAGTTTTAATTGCTAAATATCGTGATATGAGTTTTTCCCATGAAGTTGATGGGGCTATCGAAGATATTATTAATGAGGCTGTGATCCTTGAAGAAGGGAAAGCAGCTGTTGCCTTGGATTTGGAATCAATAGATTATACAGATAGTATCAAAGATAAGATACATACTGAGTTCTCTACAATTTTGGACTTGTTAGATTTTAATCATACAGGTGCAGATTTGTTTAAGAAATGGTATATTGATGCTAGACTGTATCATCATATTGTAATTGATGAGAAAAGACCTAAAGATGGAATTACAGAATTAATTCCGATTGATCCTTTAAAGATCGAAAAGATTAGAGAAGTAAAAAAGAAAAAAGAAGGACAACTTGAATTAGTTGATGATGTTAGAGAGTACTATCTTTATACACCTGATGCATTAAATTCTGGTTCTTTTGGAATGAGTGCAGGTGTAACATCTAATGCAATAACAGTTGCGCCCGATTCAATTTCATATGTTCATTCTGGATTAATTGATAACGTAAAACAAGTTATCATGGGTTATTTGTTTAAAGCAATTAAGCCATGGAATCAATTAAGAATGATCGAAGATGCACTTGTTATCTATAGGTTAGCAAGAGCTCCAGAACGAAGAATATTTTATATTGACGTTGGTAATCTTCCGAAGTTAAAAGCTGAGCAGTACTTGCAACAAGTAATGAATCGTTATAAACAAAAAATGATTTATAACGCATCTACTGGTGAAGTCGAAGATCAACGTAAACATCTTTCCATGTTGGAAGATTTCTGGTTGCCAAGACGCGAAGGGGGTCGAGGTACTGAAATCAGTACACTACCGGGTGGACAGAATCTTGGTGAAACAGATGACATAGAATATTTTAGAAAGAAACTGTACAAGTCTTTGAATGTTCCAATCTCAAGAATTGAGGGGACTGATTCGACACAGTTTAATCTTGGAAGAGCTTCTGAAATTACAAGAGATGAAGTAAAGTTTGGAAAATTTGTTGGTCGTTTACGACATAGATTTTCTGTTTTGTTTACTGATCTTCTTAGAGTTCAATTGATTCTTAAAGGTATTATCAAAGAAGAAGATTGGGTATCTATTAAAGATCGTATTAGATACGATTGGGCTAAAGATTCTCACTTCATGGAGTTAAAGAACTCTGAGATATTAAGAGATCGTTTTGAGTTAGTTTCAATGGTTGAAGAATATGTTGGTAAATATATTTCCGCAGAGTATCTGCGTAAGACTGTTCTACAACAAACTGATGAAGAAATGAAAGAGATTGATAAACAAATAGCAGCAGAAGCACCTGAAGAAGATGAAGATGACATGGGAGATGAAGATGAGGAATTCTAAACCACAAACTACTATGAAATCTATTTTAAAAGTAAAGACTAAAAGTTTCCTTGAAAACTATAGAGAAAATAGAATGAAAGATATGTTAGTTGAAGATATTAATATTATTGATGATGATGAACAGAAAATTAAACAACTGATTAAAGAAGGTACTCTTACAGATAAATTATTAATTGAAGCAATTAAAAATGTGATGAAAGAAAGGATTAAAAAATGACTGATATTAAAAGTACAGTACTAAAAGATATTTTAAGTAAGAAATTAAATAAAGCTAAAGAAGGTATGACACAAATTCTTAAAGATAAATCATTTAAAGCTATTGAAGATTTCAAGACATCTTTCAAATATGAACTACCAACTCAAGATGCACCAACACCAACACCAACACCAGCAGAAACTCCAGAGGCAGATAAATGAAAACTTTATTACGAAATGTAATTAATACTTTTAAAGAAGATTTAGCATCTGTAAGACGAGCTAATAGAGATAAAGAATCTGCATTAAAAAAAGCTAATAGAGATAAAGAAGTTGCAATTCGTAAAGCAGATATGGATAAGAAACAAGCGAAATCAAAAGTAGATCGGGATAAAGAAATGCAAAAGAGAATGGATAAAAAAGAAAGTATCATTCAAAAAGTAACTGAGTATATTAAAGCAGATGGTGCAAGAAAAAAATGTCATGGTGGTGATGGCCGAAGAACAGAGAACCATGATTGTGATAAAGTACATTCTGACATGACACAT